CCACCAGATATAAATGGCACTGATACGATTAAATTTTTCCCAGATCCATTATGAATAATAAGTATCTCTCCATCGGCATTTTTAGATTGATTATACGTATGTAGTGAAGGTTGATAAATTCTGATTTCTTTGACATTGTACATTTCATCATTGTATTTTACCGGATTCGATGTTCCAGAATAATTTAATGCCAAGTAGCTACCTTTATTGGTAATATTAGGAGTATATATACCATATTTATAATTGTAATCACATTTTAGGACACATGGACCGTCGATTGAACCCATTGATATATTTATAGGAGATGTAGCAACAGTACAGGCTGCAGGAAGTACATTCATATTAATATACGTTTATAAAATAAATACAGCATAAATACAAAATAAATACAGCATAAATACAAAATAAATACTTTTCTTAAAGTAATATATATAATATGAAACTCTCTAAAAACAGATTACATAAAATAAAGTTAAAACGTAATGCTTCTAGAAAAAAATATAATTTAAGAAAAAAAAAGGGTAAATATGAAAACTCGCAGAAAAAACATAGACGTAATCCTCATCTGAAAAGAAAAACGATGAAGGTATATGTTGGTGGAGGGGTTGGTGCTAGTAAAATATTACCAGAGAATTTTGAAGATATGGGTGATATATCCAGTGAAAAATCAATAGAAGATAGTATTAAACGTCTTAATACGGAAATTGGAGCACATAATCAGTTAAAAGCAACAACTATACGAAAAGAATATGAAAGACAAGAAAAAATGAAGTCTTTAACAGAAAAATTAAAACTTGAGACAAATGGTGAAAATCGCGATAGTGTGAAAAAGGGAATTACTAGTGAGATAACAAATGCTGAAAAACTTATAAAAAATGCTAATAATACTAAATTATTAGACCAACTTGATAACAATATAAATAAAATGAGGAAATTAAAGGAAAAACTGACTGAAAAACTTTCTATTGTTAAGGCGAAATCTACTTCTAATGTAGATCCAATAGATACGAGTAATATAACCGGCAAAATAAATATTCCAAATCCGAAATTATCAAAAGAAGAACAAGAAGAACACTCTAAACAAGAAGAAGAAATGACGAATACGAATGCGAATACGAATACGAATACGAATACGAATACGAATGCGAATACGAATGCGAATACGTCACTTACAGTAATTAGTGATAGTTTAAAACAATATGAATGCGATCCTGACAAAATCGACATAACAGTACCTGAAAATGTTGAAGAGGCAGAAAAGAAATATCATTTCATTAGTGATTCATTAATGGGGTGCCCTGACGATAAAATGAGTGCGATATTTGATAAACTTGATGATTATAAAAACATGTTTAAGGAGAAGTTTAACAAAGAACCTGTAGAAATGAATATTTCACCTGATTGTACTGATTTATTTAAAGGTGATATGGATTATAAGGTTGTTCCAGATACATATGAGCTGGCAGAGACAAAATTATTACAATATCTTGATGTATATAAAAAAGATAAAGAAGAAAATGAAAATAAATGTAATGGCTCCATAACTGCTGCTATGTACATGTATCAAGATAATATGGATGCTAAATATCCACCAGAATTACACGGTAATAGCATTACTAGTTCTACAAAGACTACTTCATCTGATGATGATAATGCTACTGCTAATTCTACTGCTACTGCTAATTCTACTGCTACTGCTAATTCTACTGCTAATGCTAATGCTAATTCTACTGCTAATGCTAATGCTAATTCTACTGCTACTGATAATGATAATGCTAATTCTAATTCTACTGATAATGCTAATTCTAATTCTACTGCTAATGCTCAACCTAAGATCATATCGAAAGATGACATAAAAAATATATTTACAACATTGATAGGCGATACCGGAAAGAAAACTATTTCCCTGCCAAAATTTTATAAATTTTTAACAAATAAGACGAACCAAGAATCTATATTAGTCAGAAATTCTATCGGATTTGATGAACCTCTTACAATACAAGAATTGGTAAAAGGAAAAGACGCTTTATCAAATACAGATGAGTTTTTAAAATTACCGAAAAATTCTCAAATTTTTAATTCTTTATTAAAAACTTATACAGCATTTTCATCTAGAACACAATTTGGAGGAGATGATGAATCAAGACCAGATGATATAAAATCTGATAGTACTGAAATGACCCTTAAATTATTTTCAAAATTTATTAATTGTGGTCAATATAGAGACAAAACAGTGAATATATTTGATTGTAAAAATGTGGTAATACCGAAACCTGGTGCTACTGATGGTGCTACTGCTGATAGTGGTGCTACTGCTGATAATGGTGCTACTAATGGTGCTACTGATGGTGCTACTGATGGTGCTGGTGCTGATACTGGTGCTGATACTGGTGCTGATACTGGTGCTGATACTGGTGCTGATACTGGTGCTACTGATGGTGCTACTGATGGTGCTACTGATGGTAATAATAAATCCAAATGGTCTATGCCTAAAATGCCGTCTATGCCTAAAATGCCTAAAATGCCTAATATGCCATCTATGCCTAGTATGCCGTCATGGTCAAGTGATTCTGCTACACCAAGAGACGGTAGTGGTAATAATATTGAATTGGAAATAAATGAAACGAATTATAATACAGAGTTGAAGCGTGTAAGTGTAGATATATTTATTCCAAGAAATGCTCAGGTAATAGTTAAAGATTATGCCAAAAATACTGCAAATGAAACATTAGCTGGAATTTCAACCATAGGTGTCTAATATTCATGATAAATGTAAAGCGATAATGAGACCGGAACAGATTAATATGAAAACACAATAAAATTGATTACTTTTATTTTGTATAATTAATATATAAAAGTAATCAATATGGTAATAGAGTATATTATGGAATTTTACGAGTATATAGCAGGTATCGTTTGTCCATTCATGTTAAAGTATTTACAAGATGTAGATGATACAGATAATAGTGTTGGACCTAAATCTGTTCGTTTTCAAGTTCCTGGTCTTGATTCGGACCATAGTGATGGAAATATAGAAAATACAAATAATTATACAGAACAACATGTGGAAAATCGTGATCATTTTGATGAATATACAAAACTGATGACGATTACAGACCGTCAAGTATATAAACATGACTATAATTGTCATGATAGTAATGATCAAACAGATAATGTGAATATAAATAGATATCCATTTAAAAGAATACATAGCTATAGTATCAATCATTACTATTGCGGATATTGTTCTCAGCTTATAAATTCACCTGAATTTATGTACCAAGACGAACCATACTGTAATATTCGATGTAGAAATAATCGGATAACATCAGATAGAAAAAACAAAGTGAGGGAACATCATAGTTTCAGCGCCTAGGTATAAATATAAATGATTGTTATAAAAATACTCTATTATGAAACCATTTTACTAATAATATTTTTACTTATAAAAATATTATTTTTTATTTTTGTTTTTGTTTTTGTTTATGCAAATGGAATATATCTCATTGTAGCATTATCATATATGGTTGCCTGAAATGTGGCATCTATACCATCCACATATACTGTATCGCCATTTGATATTTCATCGCATCCATATTCGCTTGTACAACTTTTTGATTTGAATGAAACAGGAAGTTTTAATTGATTGTTGCTATCATTCATGGTATAGTATTGCCATTTATCACGCCCTACATATAACGGTCGTCCCATTAAAGGTAATAGGGTTTCTTGACCATTCATTCTTTTTAATAATCCAATTTGACGATAACTAGTATCTACAGCACGTGTATTTATATTGATAGGAACACCACCACGTACATCATTTGACATGAAAACACGCTCGTCTTTGAGAGGAGGAGTGTATGGGTTCATGAGTACATCATTTTGAACATTTGAAAAAGAATAACTGGGTCTAGGAAATATACCAAGCATCGAACTCATAAGTGAAGCATTCTGTTGTGAATAATTATCCTCTGATCTATTAGCATTATTAGATTGTCGCTGATTATCATTATTCATAGATGACTGTCGAACGTAAAACAAGTATATCATCACAAGTATTGCGATAATAACATAAATAAATGTAAAGTTTTCAAAACATATTACACCTGGAGGACATTTTGACATTATTATATTTATAATTATATTATAAAAACGATATTAATATAATTATTTCGATTGTAATTGGATTCAACTACGTATTATTTAAGCCTTTTCTTCTTTCGTTCCGGTAAAATTAGACAACATACCACCTAGACCTTCTAATTTACTTAAATCCATATTGTTCATAAAAGATTGTGCTGTGTTTAAAAAGGGCTCCATACCTTTAATATTGTCCATTAAATTTTTTTGTTGCTCTAAAAGAGTCGTTGTTGATTCGGTTAAACCTTTGACTCCTCCTTCACCAACCTGATTTTGAAGATTTTCATATGCTTTTTCTAATGTACCGGCGTAATCAAGCTTATTAGGTTTTTTTCCAGGAGTCATGTCACTTGTTACACCTTCAGGCTCATCTTCACTGTGTTCGGCTACTGGTTTCTTGGAAGCTAATGTTTTATCTTTCTTTTCTTTTCCTTCTTTCTCACCTTCACCCTTTTTCTGAGTACTCATTCCTTCTTTTACAAATCTACTCTTACTGGAGACAAATATAGATGTTGATACTATGGCAACGAGAAGAACTATAGTCATGTTTTTACTAAAGTAAGTAGATAGAAACCCAATTACTAAAAAGAAAGCAACAGCCTCTGTGTTTTGAACCATCAAATATCCAACTACATTTAATATAGCTATGACAAAGACGACATATAATACATTTTTATCGTTTAATAATTTATCCATCTTAGGCATATTAGACATGCTAGGCATCTTAGGCATCTTAGGCATCTTAGGCATTGACAATTTCATTACTATATATACTAATAATAGAAAAAATTGATTACGTATAATTATATATTTCTAAAGTAACAAATCAAAAGAATAATGTCTAATTATAAATTGGCTATCCTAGAACCTTATATGCCATTAAAGCATGGTATTTTGGCTAAACAAAATCATCATTTGTATGGACATTATATGATACTAGATACAATCGAGTTACAAGAGTTCTATGAAAACATGGATGAATTGAATACTGAGACGCAAAATATAAATAGAATGTATAATGAGAATTTGAATAAGATGGAATACGAAATGAATAATACGCGACTTCATCCATTTATACGAAATTACCGTAATATAGTAGGTAATTCTAAACAATTTGCTATTCAAATTATTGAACCATTGTCTATTTCCG